GAAGTGCGACTACTAAACGATGACGAAGTACTTGGGACTATAAAAAATCCTGAAGATGTTCTTCATCATATTTAAACATAGGAGGCACTATGCCAATTGAAGATAAGAAAAAAGAACCGATGATAGATGTTGGCGAGGAAGAAGGCGCTGAAGTCACATTGGATAACAACGAGCAGACGAAAGCCGTTGCAGAAGAGAAAATAGAAGTTCAACAAGAGGAAGAAAAACCTGCTGTTGAAATTAAAGAAGATAAGGTTCAAGAAAAACCTAAAGTTGAAACTAAAAAAGATGAACTTGAGGAGTATAGTGAAAGCGTTAAAAAACGTATTGCTAAATTAACTCACAAAATTAGAGAAGCTGAAAGACAAAGAGAAGAAGCTATTAATTTTGCTCATTCTGTTAAAAGAGAAAAAGATCAGATTGAATCAAGATTATCTAGAACAGATCAAAGATATGTTTCTGAATTTGAAAGTAGAGTTAAATCTAGTTTAGATAATGCAAAAGTAGCTCTTAAATCAGCTATTAATGCTGGAGACATTGATGCTCAAGTTTCAGCTCAACAACAAATTGCAGAGTTAACTTTAGAAGCAGCTAGATTAGGTGCTATTAAATCTACTCAACAAGATGTTGTAAAAGAAAAAGAAGTTACAATAACTCCTCAACAAACAAATCAAACACCACAAGCTGATCCTAAAGCAGAAGAATGGGCTTCTAGAAATAATTGGTTTGGTAATGATTCAGCAATGACTTACACTGCGTTTGATTTACATAAAAAGCTTGTTGAAGAAGAAGGATTTGACCCTAGAAGTGACGATTATTATGCAGAAATTGACAAGAGAATAAGACTTGAGTTTCCGCACAAATTTGTTATAAAAGAGGACATATCTACAGAAAGTACAAATAAACCTGTACAGAATGTAGCTTCGGCGAAACGTCCAAGCCAAACAGGACGCAAAAAAACTGTGAGACTCACACCATCACAAGTAGCAATTGCTAAAAGATTAGGTGTGCCACTTGAAGAATATGCGAAACATTTAACCACGAAGGAGGTATAGGCATATGGAAAACGATAAAGACATTAAGACTTCCCGTGCGAGCGAAACTAGGGTCAAAACAGATAGACCTAAAGTTTGGACTCCACCATCATCTCTGGATGCACCACCTGCGCCAGACGGATTTAGACATAGATGGATAAGAGCCGAAAGTGCTGGCTTCGATGATACGAAGAAGATCTGGTTGGGAATTTGTTAGAGCGGATGAATATCCTGATTCTAACTATCCGGCAGTCAAAGACGGAAAATACGCAGGAGTCATTGGAGTTGGCGGCCTATTGCTGGCTAGGATACCTGAAGAGATCGCAAAATCTCGCGAAGAGTACTTTGCAAAAAGAACTCAAGACCGAGAAGAAGCTATTGCAAACGATCCTTTTAAGGAACAGCATCCAAGTATGCCCATCAGCAAAGATAGGCAGACTCGTGTAACTTTTGGTGGCTCAAAGAAAAACTAATTATTTAGTAATTCCTAACCACAAAGTTTAAATAAACTTAAGGAGAAAATAAATATGGCAAACTCAACGGCTGCCTTCGGTTTTAGACCGCTAGGCAAACTTGGTGGGAACCCAGCTGCAGGTGCACAAGATCAATTCGTGATCGTTGACAACTACAGTTCGTCTATTTTTCAAGGAGACCTTGTTAAGCTTAATGCAACAGGTGGAGTTATCGTAGTAGGTACTTCAGCCCTGTCTAGTGTATTAGGTGTATTCAATGGTTGCTTGATAGAATCGGACCCATCAACTAAAAAACCAAAGTTCGTTAATTTTTACTCACAAACGAATATCACCCAAGGTGAAATTCAGGCGTTTGTAATAACGGACCCAAATCAACTCTATCTCGTTAAATCTACGGGAACTGCTCTAGGAACAACTGCGGTTGGAACTTCCTTTGATCAAGTATATGCTGCAGGTAATACCAACAATGGTATTTCTGGCGCTTATCTAGATCTTGGAACTTCAGCAGCTGCTGCTGACGGGCAAGTTACTGTGGTGAATACTTCACCATTCATAGGTAACGAGGAAGCTGTAACAAATGAAGATTTCATTGTTAGAGTTTCGAAGAGTCATCAATTACTATAACAGGAGAATATAAACTATGGCTATCTCAAGATCACAACTAGTTAAAGAACTAGAACCAGGTTTAAACGCTCTGTTTGGACTTGAATATAAACGTTATGACAGCGAACACGAAGAAATCTTCGTGAAAGAAACTTCTGACAGAGCTTTTGAAGAAGAAGTTATGTTATCAGGTTTCGGCAACGCTGCCATCAAAGCGGAAGGATCTGGTGTCAACTACGATCAGGCACAAGAAACTTTCACTGCTAGATATACGCACAACACTATAGCTCTTGCATTCGCGATCACTGAAGAAGCGATCGAGGATAACTTGTATGACAGACTAGCGTCTAGATATACAAAAGCATTAGCTAGATCTATGGCGAATACAAAGCAGGTAACTGCGGCTAACGTATTGAATAACGGATTCAGCACATCTTATTTAGGTGGTGACGGATCTCCTTTATTCTCTACGACTCACGCTACAATCTCTGGATCATTTAGAAACACGCTTGCAACACAAGCTGATTTAAATGAAACATCTTTAGAGCAGTCTTTGATTGACATCGCTGCTTTCACTGATGAAAGAGGTTTAAAAATTGCAGCTCAAGGAATGAAATTAATCATCCCTTCTGAACAGCAATTCACTGCAGACAGATTAATGTCTTCTGCTGGTAGAGTTGGAACAGCTGACAATGATATCAATGCAATCAAAAACATGGGAATGATTCCACAAGGTTATACTGTGAATCATTACTTAACTGATTCTGATGCATTCTTTATCATTACAGATGTACCAAATGGCTTGAAGTACTTCGAAAGATCTCCAATTAGAACTTCTATGGAGGGAGATTTCGAAACTGGCAACGTAAGATATAAAGCTAGGGAAAGATACAGCTTCGGCTGGTCAGACCCAAGAGGCGCTTTCGGTTCATCAGGATCGTAAGAACTTTTATTATAGGGCGAGCTTGACTCGCCCTATAATTCATTATAATAACATCCGTGAGAAGATGAAAACCTACCTAATAAAAGTATTTCTAGACGGCATAAAAATCCAATTTACCTTGGAATCTGAACCTATTTCTGTTACAGAAATGTTACATCAGAAAGTACTTGACTTTCTGGGAAAAACAAGTAAAGAGCAATTAGAAAAAATGATTAGTCCTAAACAGATTAGTAATTTTTTCTATATAACCTATGAGGAGGTTGAACGTGACATCATTGTCCCAATCACTTCTGGCCAAGAAAATAGACTTGGAATCACAGTGGAACAAGTCTTATCTTGAACAGGGAAAACTAACGACTGATATGCAGTGGTTAGACGTTGAGTTGAAGGAAGTCAAAAGACAAATTCTTCAACAGGATCTTGAAGCCGCTAGACAAGAAAATAACCTTGTTTTAAGCGAAGATGAAGATCCAGCATTTATAGCTAGTTAAACTAGTTATATAATTGGAATAAAAGTGAGAGAAACATAAGCCACCCCTTGCTCTTTTTAAAAAATTAAGCTATATTTATATAACTATACATTAACATCTGATGTAGACGCGTATAGTCGACAAGCCTAATGACTACATTGGATTATTTAGGAGGATAATAATATGGCAAAAACTACATTTCAAGGAGTAGTAAGATCTTACGGCGGACAAAATAAAGAGTCTAACGTATTTCCAGGTACAGTTGTTCTTGCAGCTAAAGGAATTATAGATGCTTCAACATCTGTGTTTTCTGCAGTTACAGGAATTGATGGAGGAGCAATTGTTCTTCCAGCAGGAGCACAAATTGTTGACGTGATACACGCAGCAACAGGTGCAGCTGATAAAGCATTAAATCTTGGAACTACTTCAACAGCAGCGCAAGCAGCTTCTACTTCAATCGCTAGTGCATTAAGTGCTAACGGTGTTCAATCAGCTCTTGCTGGTAACGATTTAGGATCTTTTGCAAGAAGCCCACTTACAATTAATTCAACTGTATTTGGTGCTGGAGTAGCAAGTTCTACGCTAGCTTCTACATCATCTGTAATTATTCATTACATCATAAGTGATAATGGTAAACCAGGTGAAGTTGGACCAGCT